AGGAGACGCTCCGTTGACGAACTACGCCAAGCCATTCGTGAGGTCAAGCGAGGGCTGTCTGAGCAGGCTGCATCCACTGGCTTGTGGCCCGGCGCTCCGCGCCAGATCCGGATTAACACATCAAAGGGAACTTGATGCAAATGCGCCAATTCAAATCCTGGTTCAAATCAGTTAGCAATAAGTTTTGGGCCGCAACGCCCACTTACGATGGCATTGGTCCTGGCAGACGTGCACTTTCCTGGTCCGTGGGCAACCCCGGTGCTGTAGCAGCCTTGCTGTTCAACCAGAATGAACTGCGTGCCAAAAGCCGTGATCTGGTACGCCGAAATGCATGGGCCAATTCAGCATTGGAATCCTATGTTGCCAATGCCATCGGCACAGGTATCAAGCCCCAGTCCATGCTCACCAATGCGGCACAACGGGAGACCTTACAAACCCTCTGGCGCAATTGGACAGGCGATGCCGATGCAGCCGGTCTGACGGACTTCTATGGTCTACAAGCTATGGCGTGTCGGGCCATGCTCGAAGGTGGCGAAGCCCTTGTGCGCCTGCGCTACCGCCAAAGTGTTGATGGCCTGAGTGTGGCACTGCAACTCCAGGTTTTGGAGCCTGAACACCTTCCCGTTCACTTGAATGCAACTGCGGACAACGGCAACCTGATTCGTGCGGGCATTGAATTTGACCGCTTGGGCAGGCGTGTTGCGTACCATTTGTACCGGTCTCACCCAGAGGATGGAACGCTTGCACCCATGTCAGGGGCTGGAAATCAGGGCACAGTGCGGGTCGAAGCGCGAGAAATAGTGCACTTGTACCGAGCGTTGCGTCCTGGCCAGATTCGCGGCGAGCCTTGGTTGGCTCGCGCCTTGATGAAGTTGCACGATCTCGACCAGTACGACGATGCTGAGTTGGTTCGCAAAAAGACAGCAGCGATGTTCGCGGGTTTTGTGACGCGACTCACCCCAGAGGATAGTCTTTTGGGCGAGGGTTTGCCAGATGCCAATGGGGTGTCGCTGACTGGTCTAGAGCCAGGCACCATGCAGATTCTGGAGCCCGGTGAAGACATCAAGTTCAGCCAACCTGCTGATGTGGGTGGTTCTTACTCGGAATTCCTGCGCATGCAGTTTCGAGCAGTGGCAGCCGCAATGGGTGTCACATATGAGCAGCTCACGGGCGACCTTACACAAGTGAACTACTCGTCCATCCGGGCTGGGCTGCTGGAATTTCGCCGTCGAGTCGAAGCTTTACAGCATGGCGTGATCGTGCACCAGTTGTGTCGGCCTATCTGGAACGCTTGGATGGATCAGGCGGTATTGGAGGGTTCACTTGTTTTGCCCGGTTACGCATCGGATGCAAAAGTAAGACGTGTGTACCAAGCTTGCAAATGGATACCGCAGGGATGGCAGTGGGTCGATCCCCTGAAAGAGGCTGATGCCATGAAAGCGGCCATTCGTTGCGGGTTAATGAGCCGCTCGGAAGCAATTTCAGCCAATGGGTACGACGCTGAAGACGTGGATCGGGAAATCGCATCCGATAACGCCCGGGCCGATAGCTTGGGTTTGGTGCTCGACTCCGACCCTCGTTTTGATCTAGCCCCGTCAGCAGCAGCTGCCAAAAGTCCCGTGGGTTCTGGCCAAAAGCCGGTTCCAAAAATTCCCCAAAAAGGATACTGACCATGTATTTGCCACATTTGGCGTCCCGGCTGTATGGGACGCCGTTACTACTTGCGCGCTCCAAACTGGACATCATCCTGAGCGCTTTGGGTAATCGGATTGGTTGGCAGCAATCTGCATCCGATTCGCCGACCTTGACACCCGCATCAAAATTCACACGATCTGATCCTTCAGCGCTGCTGAATTTGCCTCAAAACCTCGCCAGCGCTGCCAGTGGTATCGCTGCTATTGGTATCACAGGCTCACTGGTTCGCAGGAGTGTCGGCGTAGATGCCCAGTCTGGGCTGATGAGCTATGCAGAAATCGGCCTAAATCTGGAGTCAGCCGCGTCTGATCCATCGGTATCGGGCATATTGCTTGAAATTGACTCACCAGGTGGTGAAGCAGGTGGTGTTTTTGAGCTTGCCCAGCGTATTCGTGAGATCAATGCCATCAAACCGGTCTGGGCACTGGCGTGCGACTCAGCTTTTTCTGCCGCATATGCCATCGCATGCGCCGCTTCACGCATTTTGGTGACTCAAACCAGCGGATTGGGCTCCATCGGCGTGATAGCCATGCATGTCGATCAAACGGCGCGCGATGCACAGCAAGGTTATCGATTTACAGCTGTCACTGCTGGCGACTTCAAAGGTGATCTCTCACCGCACGAGGCACTCAGCAAGGGCTCCACGGCGCGACTGCAGGCCGAGGTTGACCGCTTGTATGGTCTTTTTATCGATCACGTGGCGAGCATGCGCGCGCTCGCGCCAAAAGCAGTGCGTGCCACTCAAGCGGCATGTTTTTTTGGGCCGGAGTCCATCGACGCTGGATTGGCCGATGCCCTGATTCGCTCAGACCAGGTAATTCCTGAATTCGCGGCCTTTTTGGCCAGTCGACCAATGCACCGGCTCTCGAGTGCCAATGCGCATGTGCTGACTGCTTCGTCCCAGGCGACCTTAGCTGACGGATCTATCACCTCGGATAAACCTGTGTTGACTCTAACCCCACCAATTCCGCCTGTTTTCAACGTCAAACCCAAGGAGATTCTTATGACGCAAGACCTGCAGCCCCGTGCTGAAGATGTTTCCAGCAATCTGCCCGATTCAACGGTATTGCCCGTTGCAGACACACCAAACAATGAGTCTGGACGACGCCATTCAGAGCCCGTTCCCAAGCCTGAACCGTCCGCAAGTGATGCGACCAAGCCTGCTTCAGACGCTGCTGCCACTGTCCTGGCCCAAGCCTTGGAAATTGCCGAACTGTGTCAACTCGCCGGGCAAAGTAATCGGATCGCAAGTTTTTTAGCCCAGGGCATCTCGGCTGGTCAGGTGCGCCAGTCCTTGCTGCTCTCACGCGCTCAAAGTGAAGAAATCTCATCACTGATTCATCCCGATGCAATCAAGCCAGGCACAAAAAGCACCAGCGATGCATCTTCAGCATTGCTGGCCGCCGTCAAAAAGCTCTCAGGCGCTGCATGACGCAGGGTTTCGGATATCTCTTTCATTTTATTGGCCCCTCACTCACCACTTTAAATATAGGAAAACGCTATGACCACCATTCATGAACCTCCGAACTTAGGCGATTTGCTCAAGTACGAAGAAGACAGTCTTCACTACTCACGTGAAGTCGCCACCGTCTCTGCCGGGCAAAAGCTCCCCCTTGGCACCGTCGTCGGACGTGAAACAGTCGGCGCAAAACTCAAGCAATTGGATCCGTTGGCGACCGACGGAACGGAAAACCCCGTCGGCGTGCTCTTGGTTGACGTTGATGCCACCTTGATCGATGTTGAAGGTGCGCTGTTACTCAACCGCCACGCTGTGCTGGCATCGAACTGTGTGAATTGGCCTGTAGGCATTACCGCAGCTGCTAAGGCATCTGCAACCGATGCGCTTGCTGCCCTGGGAATACTGATTCGCCAGTCAGCCTGATGCCTCCTCACATGTATCACTGATCTAACTTTTTTACATCTTTCTTTGGACATTTCTCTATGAACAATCCCTTCAACAACCCGGCCTTCTCGATGTCATCGCTGACGGCCGCAATCAACATCATCCCTAACCGATTCGGTCGCATTGAGGCCCTCAAAATCTTTCCAGACAAACCCGTGCGCACGCGCCAGGTGATGGTTGAAGAACAAAACGGCGTGCTCAACCTGCTGCCTACCATGCCAGTGGGCGCTCCTGGTACGGTCGGAACACGTGGAAAGCGTGCTATGCGCTCATTTGTGGTTCCACATATTCCGCATGACGATGTGGTTCTGCCGGAAGAAGTTCAAGGCATTCGTGCCTTTGGCAGTGAGACGGAAATGGAGACCATTGCCTCGGTCATGGCTAGGCACTTGCAGACCATGCGCAACAAACACGCCATTACGCTGGAAAACCTGCGCATGGGTGCGTTAAAAGGTGTGATATTGGATGCCGATGGCTCGGTGATTTACGATTTGTTCAAGGAATTCGATATCACGCCAGCGGTTGTCAACTTTGAGCTCGCCAATGCCAATTCGAACGTGAAGAAGGCTTGCGCCAATGTGCTGCGTCACTTTGAGGACAACCTTAAAGGCGAATTCATGACCGGGGTGCACTGCCTGTGCTCGCCCGAGTTTTTCGATTCATTGACCGATCATGGCAAAGTGAAGGATGCCTTTGCTTATAGCCAACAGCGTGCCGTCCTGATCGACGATATGCGTGCTGGCTTTACTTTCGGTGGCGTGACGTTCGAGGAATACCGGGGTCAAGCCACTGACATGAATGGCGTGACCCGCCGCTTCATTGCTGCTGGCGATGCCCATGCATTTCCACTGGGCACCGTTGACACCTTCAGCACCTATTACGCACCCGCGGACTTCAATGAAACGGCCAATACCCTGGGTCAGGCGCTATACGCCAAGCAGGAGCCACGCAAGTTTGACCGTGGCACAGACTTACACACCCAAAGCAACCCGCTACCGATGTGCCACCGCCCAGGCGTTTTGGTCAAGTTGACCATGGCCTAAAGAGGTTGGAAGATGACTACCCTGGTCGAAAAAATCTATCTGGCCGCTGCCAACGTCGGGTTTCTCAACATCTGCGTCTGGCAACCCCTCGATGGCGGTGCAGCGCAGACGCATTCGGTCGGATTTTCTGCACCTGACCAGGACGTGCTCTCGGGGCTCGGTGTCAGCACTGAATACGAGATGACCTTCCCGAACTCTTGCTTTGTGGGGCTCAAATCCCGCGAATCAGTGCAGATCGAGGGTGTCGCGTATCAGGTGCGGGAAGTCACGGCAGTGGGCGACGGGTCTGAGGTGCGCGCCAAACTGATGCGGGTGTAAATCCCATGGCAGCGAACTCCATTCGTGAACGGATTTTGCAGACGCTGGTGGCGCGGTTGACGCCGGTCGCCACCGATCAGGCAGCCACTGTGTGGCGCACGCCCAGCGTGTCGATCACGCGCGACCAGTGCCCAGCGCTGGTAGTGTTTCCTGAGAGTGAGTCACTGGCTGATCGCGCCAACGACCGGGTCACTCGCGAGTTGACGGTGCGCATCACCGCACTGGCGCGCGCCGTGCCACCCGACATTGCCGAAACCCAGGCTGATGCCTTGCTCTGCGCAGCGCATGCCGCACTGATGCTTGACGTCAACCTGGGCGGCCTGGCGCTCGGCGTGCGGGAAGTCGAGTCCGAGTGGGAAGTTGATGACGCCGACGGTGTTGCAGCCAGCACGTCTGCTCGCTACCAGATCACCTACCGCACCCTGATCGCGGACATCGCCATTCAAGCCTGAATCCCTTTTTCATTTTTCTGTTTAGACATTCCAACTTTTAAGGATCCCAAACCATGAGTACCTATGCATCATTCCAGGGTCGTGTTTACCTCGGCAAACGCGATGTCGAAGGCAATCCCATCGAGGTTCGCTCACCCGGCAATGTGGCCGAGTTGAAACTTTCGCTCAAAACCGACGTGCTGGAGCATTACGAGAGCCAGACCGGCCAGCGCACGCTCGATCACCGTATGGTCAAGCAAAAGTCGGCCACAGTGAATCTGACGATTGAAGAGTTCACCAAAGAAAACCTGGCGCTGGCCCTGTACGGCAACTATGTGGTCGGCACGCCCGGCACTGTGACCAATGAGCCATTGGCGGGCGCGTCACCGCTGGTCGGCGAGCGCTATTTCCTGGCACACCCCAAGGTGGCCAGCCTGGTGATCAAGGACAGCAGCGCCACACCGGCCACTTTGGTCGAAGGGGTGGACTACACCGTCGACAAGGACTTCGGCGCAATCCAGTTGCTGCGTCTGAACGATGGTGGAGAGCCTGCCGTGGCCTACGCTGCGCCCCTAAAAGCCAGCTACGCCTTTGGTGTCACCACTGAGATTGGCATCTTCACCCAGCCCCTGCCAGAGCGTTTCCTGCGGCTGGAGGGCATCAACACTGCCGACGGTAATGCAAAGGTGTTGGTGGAGTTGTACCGGGTGGCATTCGATCCCTTGAAGGAAATCTCGTTCATCTCCAACGAATACAACAAGTTCGAGATGGAGGGCTCGCTCCTGGCGGATTCCAGCAAGCCTTTCGATGCAACGCTGGGCCAGTTCGGCCGCATTGTCCAAATCTGAAAGGCGCGTCATGACTGATTTGGAAAAACTCATTCCCCAGGACACCCTGGTGCAGGTGGCAGGCGAAACCATTGCGATCTCACCCCTCAAAGTGGGGCAGTTGCCAGCATTCCTGCGAGTAATCA